CAACTGAACCATCTGTACTTGAAGATTGGAGATTCATCAAGATCAAATTAACTAACTATAACGTAGAGATCCCGGTTTTGAATGCATGCAATCAAGTCATCAAGTTTAACCGGGACATGAGCAAAGTAGATAGCCACAGTCACGACTGTAAAATAGACATTTATGACTTCTCCAAAAACAACGCAATCGAAGAAACCAAAAAGCTATTCGAAAAGCAACTTACTAAATCGCTTAACCGTGCAATATCTATCTGCAAACTAACAGAGATAGACAAACTACCTCTACCTAAACATGGCGGGCTGTCTTCGACTTATGCGACAAAAGCAATCCTTGAAGACGATACTATCGAGTTTATCCACCAAGTCTGCGGAGCGGATAAATATGTAAAAAACTTCTTGCTCCATGAAACAGGCACTAGAAGCACAACAAGAGCACATATCGCAGAGATAAAAAACCATCTTGCACATTATGTGCAATCTTTAGATTTTTTACATGATGCCGGCATACTCCAAAAAGAATGTATGTCTATAGTGGAGTTGGCAAACAAGTATAACTAATGGGTATAATATGATACTTTACGAAGACCACGCACGTGTGTGCATCGCCACATTCAACAGTTCAAACCGCAAGACAGGAAACATGGTACAGCTATGGATTCTGCCTAGCTTGATGAAACCAAGCACTGCGGTCAAAACAGGTGCAGATAGGATTGTATGCGGTGACTGCAAGCACCGAAATACATCCTGCTACGTGAACGTGGGACAAGCGCCAGACGCAGTCTGGAAAACCTATAAACGCGGAGGGTATGAATGGGGAAGACCTCACCAACTAATGGCGGAAGATGTTCGTTTCGGGGCCTATGGCGACCCGGCGTATCTTCCGACAGACTTGATTCAGCAGATCGTAAAGTATGCAAACTCATGGACCGGTTACACACACCAATGGGAAAAATGCGATCAGCAGCTGAAAGATTACTTTATGGCTTCGGTCGACACTCCAGAAGAGTATCAAAAAGCCAAAAGTATGGGCTGGAAAACATTCAGAACGATAATGTCAAACGACCAATTATTCTTGAATGAAACCATGTGCCCTTACCCAGTGGTGACATGTAAACAGTGCAAAAAGTGCGACACGCATACCACCTCTGATATTGCGGTAGAGGTACACGGTACTCCAGCAAAGATTAAAGCATATAAGTCTTTGCGAGGTATAGATGTTACAGTCAAAACTGCCTGACTTCATGAAAGCGGATACGGCGGAGATACCACCACCGAATGGTGCTTGGTCCTTCTCGGCTTTAATGGCATTCGAAGCACTGCCATACCGCTACTTTGTGGAAAACAGGCTAAAAATACGCGGTCCCGGCAACGCTGCCATGGAACGTGGGTCGAGAGTTCACGAGAGTGTGGAGAACTATGTTCAAGCGCTCTCAAATGACACACCGGGCAGCATCGAGAAATCGATTGATGCCTGGCAACCGGAATTTGAACGGTTACGAGAGTTGTATCTCAACACCGGGCAAATCACGATCGAGGAAGATTGGGCGTATGACTACAACTGGGATATTACCGGTTGGACCTCATCGAACGTCTGGCTTCGGTCAAAACTTGATGTCTTCGATCGCCAGGATGAAACATCCGCTCATATTATCGACTGGAAAACCGGTCGTAAATTTGGCAACGAAATGAAGCATCAGCAACAAGGTATTTTGTATGCGATTTCATCGTTTATGCGATTCCCTGAACTACAGTTTGTGCGCGTAGAGTTCCTCTATTTGGATCAACCCTACCGAACAAACCTTGAACAAACCTATACACGTGAGCAAGCCATTGCGTTCGAGCCTAACTTTAGACGTCGAGCCAACGAAATGCTTAACGCGCCTATAGGCAAGTTCGCCCCACCAATGCACTTAGATGGCCTTCCGAAGTATCAACAAGAGTGGCTGCGGGATCCAGCCAACTATGGGCATGAAGGCAACCCTTTTGATCCACCTTGGTATGTCAATAAGGGTTGATTATATACCTAGTAGTTATATAATGAATTTTCATTGTAGCTATTCAAAAACTTTAACACTGTAAACTATAAGGATTTTACAAATGAGTAAATTACCAGCACATCTATCAGCTTCAACTCTTCCAGCTTTCATGCAAGGCGCAGCTCCACTCGGTAACGAGAACGTAAGCGCCGAGGATCTACAGATCCCACGCTTGAAAGTGCTTCAGCAACTATCTCCTGAATTAGATGACAGCAAAGCAGCCTATGTTGAGGGCGCTCGCGCCGGCGACATCCTGAACACTGTCACTAAGGAAGTAGCCAAAGAGCTAACAGTCGCTAACTTGTACTATGAGAAAAAGTACAATTTGTGGCTGAAACGCGAATTGGGAGGCGGTCTAGTATCTTCTTTCAATACAGAAGCAGATGCTCTTAAGTTCATCGACGACTCCGGTCTTGAAGCTAAGAATCACGACTTGGTTGAAACAGCAACTCACTACGTTGTGATTCTAAACGATGAAGGCAAGATCGTCGGTCAAGCTGCTATTGATATGATCAGCTCAGGCTTGTCTGTATCCGCTAAGTGGAACACCAACATCTCTATGATCGATGCTCCACGTTTCGGTTCAGTATGGGCACTAAGCTCTACCAAGCGCTCTAACACCAAAGGCTCTTGGTATGTGTTCGATATAGCGTTCAAAGGCTTCTTAGCCGATGAAGCCACCTTCAATGAATTGAAGCGTATGTACGAAGGGTTAGCTGCTAAAGCTGCCTGATAGTATGCCTAGCGGGCATAGCCCGCTGGGTGTTTTCAGAGTGGTCGCTTATTCCCCCATCAACTGAATCACGCCTTCGTTGATGAAGCGACCACTCCCAAAACACTCACTTGCGAAAGGGTAACCCATGACCGATGGGGCGTAAGACTGTTTTAGCTAAGCCGGGACCTCCTCTGGACGTTGCGGGCAGACACTCAGTAATCGGTAAGTCCAAGACATGGTCTTTTTGGTGCCTCTCAACCAATGGTGAAGACGGCAAACGCAACTGCGTTAACTAGAGTATGGCAATGCGCGAAGTCATTGAGGACTGGGGGTTCCCGGTCGTAGAGCGCACTCACAGGCCGGTAGCATAATAGGTTAATGCATCCGACTCATAATCGGGAGAAGCAGCGGTTCGAATCCGCGTCGGCCTACCAAATTCTTTAACAACCGGAGCAATTATGTACCAACGACACAAAGAAATGCTTTCATTGATGGAGCACCAGAAAAAGACTGTTCAGCTCCGATTGAAAACGCCACGTTTTTATAATGCATCATCGCCTGGAACCGGCAAAACTATCACTGAACTTGCAGTATGGAACCGCGATGAGACCGCTAAACGTCTGTTGGTTATTGCTCCGAAATCCATATTACAAGCCGCATGGGGCAATGACATTGAGAAGTTCATCCCCACTGCTACATATGCGATAGCTTGGGCAGGTGTTGCACGAGAGAAGGCATTTAAATCGAACGCCGAAATCGTGATCACCAACCATGACGCTATCAAATGGCTAGACAAAAACCCAGATATGCTAGCCGACTTCACTCATCTAGTAGTGGATGAAGCCACAGCCTACAAAAACCGTACGTCTGCACGTTCCAAAGCGATGCGCAACAGACGTACTCATTTCCAAAACCGATGCTTGATGTCCGGTACTCCGACTCCACAGTCGGTTACTGACATCTGGCACCAAATGTACATCGTCGATGACGGCGAGACATTCGGTAAGCAGTTTCTGGCTTTTCAAACCCAAGTCTGCACCCCTACTCCAGTTCCTGGCGTTCCGGGAGCAGTCAAATGGACTGATAAGCCAGATGCACCAATGCTCGTTGCAGATCGAATGAAAGATGTTTCCGTTAGATTCCAACTCGAAGATTGTGTCGATATTCCACCAAACGTAGTTCAAGACATGGAGGTAGCTTTACCTCCGAAACTGATGAAGCTCTATAAGGACTTCGAAGAAAATGCAATCTTGGAACTGGAGCAAGGTGACATTGACGCTGTAAGCGCGGGGGTACTGGCGAATAAACTTCTCCAGCTAACATCAGGAAGGATCTATGATTCATCTGGCAATGCGCATACTGTCCATACTGAGCGCGCTGAACTCGTTACTGACTTGGTACAAGAGTCGGGAGCAGCAGTTGTCGCGTTTCTTTGGACACATCAAAGAGATCAACTTGTCGAACTGGCGAAGTCAGCTGGTCTCCGTTATGGAGTCATTGATGGAAGTGTTGGGCATCACGCTCGGGCACAAGTCGTCGAAGACTTTCAGAACGGCAAGTTAGATGTCGTTTACGCTCATCCCCAGTCCGCTGGGCATGGGCTTACGTTGACCCGGGGGAATACAACCATTTGGACTTCCCCCACTTTCAACTCCGAATTCTACGAGCAGTTCAACGCTCGAATCTATCGCAACGGTCAGAAGAACAAGACTCGTACTATCCATATTGCAGCAGCCGGTACATACGAAACCGAAGTGTACAAGAAGCTGCAGGGCAAAGTGAACGCTATGGGTAACCTGTTAAGTGTACTAAAAGCGCATAAACGCTAAGGGAGGATTTATGCGACAAATCTCAATAGACGCAGCTGCAGCATTTCATGCGGGACGAGAGTTCAAGCGCGATAACACCAAAGTAGTCTATGACGATGGCTATTGGTGCTTGGTGCTATTTGATAACCTGATAGCAAAACGCCGTGCTACACAACAAGATTTCGAGATCTGTACAGCAGGTTTTGAGACTGTTACAACGAAAGACAGACTTAACGCATTAAACAGCGTGAGCATCTATCAAAAGAAAGGCCAATGGTACTTGAACGATTGGCCATGGGATAACACACATCGACCAATCAATCCCAAGTTAATCTTGGCCCAAGTATACAACGCAAGAGGATTTGCAGCATGATCATCATCGGACTAGCAGGCGAAGCGAGAGTAGGCAAAGACACAGCCGCTGACTTTTTAATTCAAGAGCATTGGTTTGAGCCAATCTCTTTTGCAACCCCAATCAAGCGCGGTGTTCAATCGGCGTTTGGCTTGGATCCAGATAAACCAAACGAAAACCGTGAAGCGATCCTCTCGGATTATGGCTTCAGCAAACGACAGCTATACCAAATGTTTGGTACAGAATTCGGACGTGACATGCTGGGCGATGATATCTGGATCAAAGTGGCTCAGCGCACGTTGAACAACATCATCTACCAGGAAGAAAACAATCCGGGACTATTCACCGATAGCAAAGGGATTGTGTTCACAGACGTGAGATTTGACAACGAAGCGGAATTCATCAAGCGTAACGGCGGTCACATCATCAAGATCGAACGGACAGTGAACATGCCGCGAGTGAATCCGCACTGCTCGGAAGATGGAATCAACCCAAACTTGATTACAACAACGATAGTGAACAACGGAACCATCAAAGAACTTCACGATCAAATTAATTTAGTATTACAGGAGATTAAAAAATGCAAAGTATCGTCAGCAGCCTAATCGAAGTGAAAAACCAACTGGCAGATCTAGCCAAACGGGAACGAGAGCTGAAACAGCGCAAGACCGAGTTGGAAGAAGAGCTTATGCTAAAACTCGACGAGCTGGGCGTAGACCAGATCCGCACCGATCTAGCCACCATCTCTGTCTCCGAGCAAGTAGTTCCAACCGTAGTGGACTGGGACGCTTTCTACAAATTCATGCTGGAGAACCAAGCCCCATACATGATGGAGCGCCGTGCATCCGCTAGCGCATTCCGTGAATACTTGGAACTACATGAAGCTCCGCCTCCAGGTGTAGAAGCATTCGTCAAACGCTCAATCTCAACTCGTAAGGTAGGATAGATGACAGAGTCGCAGTACACACAAGCCGTGCATAAATACCTGCCATCTTGGGTGTACGCCTGGAAAATCAATGCGTCTTTTGCGAAAGGTGTTCCTGATGCGTACTACTCAAGTAATAAAACTGACCTATGGATTGAGTATAAGTTCTTGCAATCACTTCCTAAAAAAAGTAAAGTTGTTCCTAATCTCTCTCGATTACAACTTAAATGGTTGCAAAACAGACACAAAGAAGGTCGAAATGTAGCTGTTGTAGTTGGATCACCTGAAGGTAGCTTCATACTTACCGATCCAATTTATTGGAGCGAAGGCTTTATACCTAATAGTTTTAAAAGCCATAGCAAAAAGGAAGTAGCCTTATGGATAGAGAGTTTCGTTCATGAGGAAGGAGCACAGAGCAATGCGAAGCGAGCTAAACAGTCCATTCGGAAAACCACTTACGGAAGCGGATAAAGATGCCGCTAAAAGACTCAGACAACAATGGGACAAACGTAGATCCGAGTTAGGATTGACGCAAGTTTCCGCGGCCGAGAAGCTAGGTATCTCGCAGCCTTCTATCTCGAAGTATTTAAACGGAAGGATAGCGTTGGGTGTGAAAGCCACCTTAGACTGGGCGAATCTTTTACACGTGTCCCCCACACTCGATTCGTCCAGACTTAGATAGCATCATCAATGCAATGCAACTTCAACATGAGATACCAGTAGTAGCGAAGTTTATAGAGCCAGGATTGGCCAAACTATTAACGAACACTACTGTTTCTGTTATTTCACCAGTTAAAGGAGTAATAAAAGCAGTGTCAATCCAAACAGCTTCTATGCCCGGTTATTACAAAGGCGAACTTGTGATGTTTGATGTCAACAAACCGCCTTGTAAAGACCGTCACGCCATAGCATATAATGACGGAGTGTATTATATAGTCTCCCATAATAACAACAAGTGGTCAGACATCGTATCTGGTATAGAAATGTCTTATGACGCAAGCATTTATGCCATTGTTGGAACAATGGATGCGGATGCGCTGAACGAATAACAGCGTGGTTTTTAATTTGCGATGCAAATTATAACTAGTAGTTATCATCGAGGTGTTATATGGCAGATATTTTATACACTTACAGAGCTTGTGACACTAAGTGGCTAAAAAATAATGATTATAACTAATAGGTATTAATCATCTCTAATCACACTCGATGTCCCAAATTTGTCACTAGCTTTCATCGATCAAATGGCTTAGCCGGATAAGCTGCAATTGTCACTTTGGCATGGCCCAACCATTTATAGTACGCCTTAACCGCACTATCCCCGTCCACCGCAATCAAATCCTCGTTAGTCATGGCTTCCCATTCTGCCATAGTTTTCTTCTGGCAATTAGCATAGATACGCCCGTCTGCCAGGTACGTAATCGTATACGGATCAGCCCTTAGACTCTTTATATACACATCGTCCCCAACCACACAGTTAAACTCTGCCGTACCAAACGAGCACTGCTCCAGGTTCGCGAACATGAATTCCATATACGTTATGGTGCAGTCATTCAGCGTGCAGCCATACAGACTTGCATAGTTCGCTCGGGCATAATCCATAGCGCAGTTGTTGAACACGCTGCCGTCGAATTTCCCTTTGGAGATAATTGTGCGTAAAAACGAGCAGTTATTGAAAGTGCAGTTTGTTAATTTCATAGCAGGCACTGGCTCATCGTCGAACACAAGTCCGTCGAACGTGTACCCATCCATCACGAACCTCTTGCCTTCGTACTGCACATTATCTGACAACCACAGTTTGTGGTCATCCAATCTAGCATTCAATTCATCTTGTGTCATTTGTCATCCGCCTTCTGTAGATCTTTGATATGCATAACGTACATGTTCGGTTCGCCTTCTACGAACATGAAACTAGATAGCCCAGGTGCTTGATAGCCTGGCATCATCGCGTACAATGCGTTGATTTGCATCTGTGTCGTAGCAAGACTTAGCGCCAACTGATAGTAACCGAAGTACGCTGCTACAACAGCTACTACAAAACCGATTATCGACCCAAGCGCCGTTAAGCTCGAAGTCTTGTCGCCGTATTTGATGTACCAACTCCAAGTGGGAGCGTAAGCAATGCGTGCATACCCGCCTGTCATACAGCATACCGGTGTAGCCGATGTCACCATCATTATGTCCGTGTACCATGTGGTTTTCGTAAACAAATCAGACTTAGATTTATCCCAGCTCACGTTATGCGATGCAAAATCCAAAGAATTGAATGTGCCGCCCACAACACCGGCCGCTAAATCTGCAGACACAGGGCGGTTAAACTTCGCTGACCGCAGCATACGGCTTGAGCGTCCAATAGACCCTCCGCCTAAAAGATATAAGTCCGCGCCATCAAGTCTGCTAAGCGACGTGTATTCTTGCGGGTAAGCTGTAGAGTTATACACAACACGCCCTGCTTTATTTCGCACCATCACGCCGTATTGTTTACCTTGCTGGGCGAAGTAATAACCAGTGCCGCTGTACTTGATCGTAACCAGCGACGGGTCGTTATAGCTGATAGTACCCTTCGAGCTACCAGTACCGCCGGTCATTTTCCCGTGTGTACAAGTGAAAGACTTTCCTACTTTCTTATACTCTCCTGGGTTCTGTGGGGCCATAGACAGTACGCTAAAACGCAGGTTGCCTACCCACTTAGGAACATAGAAACAAGCGTGCGTATATCGACTGGCATCTCGCTTGAAGCCCAAAAACGCCCAATCCACCGCTGACTTTTCATGGACGACTACAAGTGCAGGATCAGTGGCCGGGATATAGCAGGACAATGGAATCTCTACCGTATCAAGTAGTACCTCATGTGCAGTGGACTCCGAATAAGGATCATCCCAAATCACTTTGTGCCTGCTACCATACGTAGGCATGGATAGCGACGACAACGCCCCACTAAGATTGGGCTTAGAGATCTCTATATCCTCGTACAAAAACATGTTCGAGTAGTGCTGGTTTATGGTCGCGTTACCATCAACAAAACCATAAGTGCCGACATCCAAACCTTTTTGGAGTATTTCGTCACGAGTTACATCGGCCACAATGAACACATAGCTTCTACAGCGGGTGCGTTTAACTTCCATGCGGTCGAACGGTGATCCGCCGTTTTCGCCGAAGTTCCAGCTTAACTCAGGAGAATGGATAGCCTCCGCTAGCTTACGCCCAGAAAATGAATAGGATACTCCTCCTAACTTTAAGGGAACGGTATACACCGTGTTGAAGTCGGCATAATACGTTCCATACTTGACTGGCACAGCGCCTATGTCTGTGTAGGCGCGTGATAGGTCATAAATAAAATATCCCCCAACAGTCTTTGCAGATTCTAGTGAAAGATAGTTATCCAACGTGACATCTACAACAGACCCATCGCCTAATTGGATTCTAGTCGGGTAATAACTGAATAGAAATATCCGCCCTGTCTGTAGATTCAATTCCCATAGCTTTTTAGGAAGCAACCAACTGCTTCTATTTACAGTCTGCGCACCACCAAAAAAATTAAAGAATGTAAAAGAAGTGGAGAATTGGGGATAAACGTCATATGAGGTCCCCTGGCCCTGCACTAGTTTTGTCGGACGGATTACGGTTGGATCATTAGCATCCTGATACGCTTTTATGATGCCAATTAGGATTTCGTTAACGCCGCTCATTGGTATCTCTGCGAACGAGTAGTCACCGTTTCTAGTAGCGCCACCATCACTGCTATCTACGTTGGCAAGCATATAAAACAACCAGCGTTCAAAGCCGTCAGCGGAGGATTCCACTACAGGCCGTACGCCAAGTGACAGCACAACAGAAATATTCCCCTCTTGCAGTAATCGGGCATAGTTGATGTTGAGATTGCTTGCAGCATACGTGCCGTCCGGGTTTGTTACATATCCGCCGGTCTTGAAGAACTCTTGTGGATTACGGCCCATTGCAATCACGTGGTCGATATCCAGCAGAGTTCCATCCTCAACCAGAATCCCAAAGTCGTGGTACAGCTGCTCCAACTCCTTTACATCCGACATTGCTTTGGTGACCGCGATACGCCCGGAAGCTGAATAAAACGCAGCCTTATGCGGCTGAGGAACCATGTAGTAGCGGGAGAAATCTATGTAGGTATTAGTGTTCCCGTTGCCAACGGAGAACCCACCGGGTCTTCCACGGCTGTATGAATAATCCAACGGTACAGACATCACACGCGCATTACGTAGACCCTTCAACTCGGGTAGAGATACAAAAAGCTGCTCCTCCGGCCCGATAATCTGTCCCCATACAATAGACGGAACGCCTGTTTCCAAGCGCTCCATAATAAGAGAATCGTTGACCTTACGAGTAGATTCGAATCCGTAACTCATCCCAACTTCCCTATCTGTACTCTCAAGTTGGAGTTCTCGTCGTAAATCATCATTCGCCCGTTGGTCAAATCTATAATGAACCGGCTGTCACCACTACGCATGATACCGGCAGTGATATTACCCATATTCGATGACACCGCGGATAGATTAACGACGTTCAGCTTGTCTGCACCAATCGACCCGGCCTTGATGTTCTCACCCGTAAGATCGCGCACGAACGCCGAGTCGATAACTACCTGGTTGTTCTTGATGATAAACGGACTAAGCGGCCCAGCATGCGTAGTAATCTTTTCCCACTCAGCAGTGCCGTCGGTAATAAATGCTCCGCCCCACGCAGGCTCAGTCGCACCCGAAGTACCGCCGTTTGAACATCTATACAGGACACCGGCTTGGGCAAGCGCACGCGGAGCTATCACGTCGCCTTTCATGGCCAAGTTATCAACAGTCTGATCTGCAGCGTACGGTAGGTACGCAGTATTAGGCTGCCACTGACGCAATCGCATAGGCACGTTTTGATACGTGAACACCGCAACGGTATCGTCATTTAGATTGCGGGCGCTGAACGCCCCGGTCTGGGGCAGTAATGCGAACGTATCTGCGTTGATGAAGAACTGTGACTGCTCGCCGTCGTTGACTGTACCAAAGCCGGATACATGCCCGTTGACGTCCAGTTTTATCTCATAGATAGCGTTCACGCCACTCTGGTCAGCTTTGACCTGCTGCAGACTCTCAATAGCAGCGACGTTGTCGTCACTGTATCCGAGTAGTGTAGTAATGTTCTGTGCAAGCGCATCTGTCTCAGATGTGCGAGTGGTTATCTCCTGAATAAGCTTAGCGCCGATGCTGTTAGGGTCCGTCAGCTTATCGATGGCATCTAGACGCGACGTAAGAGAGGCCGCTAACTGCGAGGTTGTGATCTGCCCGGTAAGGTCAGATAGCAGCTCGGTCACATTAAGACCGGTTTGTGCGAACACCATATCGGAGTACGGTCCGACGTTACCTGCACCTGTACCGATAAAACGTACCCAGTAGTAGAACGATCGTTTCTGACCGACAACATCAGCAAACACACTGTATGGGGCCTGACCTATAAGAATAGCATCGCCGATGTTAGGCGTAGAGCTTCTCCAGATCTCGGTGTACTTGTGTCCATAATATGCAGCCGGAGACCACTCTAACACGATAGCCGTGTAGGTAGCAGTGGCCACGAAGTTTGCAGGTTTGGTCGGATCAGCACCTAGCGGATCAGGCGGCACGACCTGTGATGACAACGGCTTATTGGGGTTGATGCTGCCGGCAAAGGCCACAAGGTCTGAGTCACGAAGGTCTTTCCATGTCACCTTGGCATCTAGCGGATCACCGCGCTGCCCTTCCCCTGTCTCCAAGATCTCAATGACCTTAACCAGCACGTCACTGATATTGTGCTGTTTAGGCGAGAGTTTTGGGATACCGATCTTACCCTTAGCCATCAGTTAATCTCCTCTAATGACTCACCGATCGCCATTGTCCGAACTGTACCGACACCTTCAACTTCCATGGAAACAAACGCACAGCGCACTGCCGGAATACGGAATGGATCCTGTCCTACATTGGTCACTTCATAGGTACTGAGTAACGTGTAGTCGTCCGCATAGAAATGGACACGGAACGTAAACGTGCCTTTTGATCGCACACGTGCAACCGAGAATACGGTGTTCGGAGGAACTGGATAGGCTTTCGACATCCAGACAAAAGACTCTGTGCTAGTTGCATGGGACGCCAATCGATACAGGTTATTGTCAGTGCCCAGCACCAACATACCGTTCTTGTCGTTGGTGGTAGCCGCTCTGAATCCATAAGGCAGCGTGATATACGTCACCGTCTTGCTGCCAGGCGAGAAGAAGAATGTCTTGCCAACCGTAGTGAAAACCAAATATGTATCGCGGAATCGGAACGCACGCATAGTCTGTGGGCTTAGTTCTTTCCACTGCTCTACGCTGAACGTCTTGTCGCTGATGATTTTCGCAGCGCCGGACTCCATAGCAACGATACCCTCAAGCGAGGCGTACAATGCAAACTCACCCATATCTACCATAGTAGCTTGGCCGACACATGGAAGAACAGAGTCAATCTCTATCGGCGACATACCAAACGGGCTTGTACCGGATACCAGATAGGGTTTGCCTGTAGTACCGACCAGTATGCCGTTACTCGTGGATACGATACCGGTGATGTTGTATTCGAACGGGATGTAGTACTTAGTCGGCCATGCGTACGGCAGGTAGGACTCTGAGAAGCACAAGGTGTTCTCGAAGTACCCGCACAGGTAGCCGCTGCTCACGTTGATAAGTCCTTTCAACGCAGGAGGTGGCATGTCATACTCAACCGTAGTTACTGACTCGCCGAGAAGATCAGTATCAAGAGTAACCGTAGCGGAGGATGAAATATCCTGTTCCACCAGGAATAGGTAATACCCGCCCGACAGCATGTACACGCGATACTTGGTAACAAGGCCTGCATAATCCACTGGTACAGTAGGTGCGTTGAACTGCAACTGCGTAGCATCGTATGACGTGAACACGCTAGTAGGCGCTGATGGCTTGCTCTCTTCGCCGTATGTACTGACAAAAGTGTAGATGAAGGCAGTGTCAATCATGCCTCCGCTAGTGTCAGCCAAGTCGACGATCGTGTAAGTAGGCGCGCTAGATGGAGCTGGAAGACCGAGATAGTTACCTTGTGATGGGTACGGGCTTGTAACTGTTGCCTGATCTTTAGCAACGAACTTGGGCTGCACGCCGTCAGTCCAGTACACTCGCTTGTATGCATCATTGGCAAGCGGGTTGTTGACCACGCTTACGTTTGGCGCATCGAACTGGAACAGGAACGTGTTGTCGCCGTTGTCATAGCTGTAGATGGTATTAGCTGTACCGGACAAGGTCGTGAACAACGGGGCCGTTGTAGTGCCATCGTTTTGCTCGCTTGCGGGTAGGCCGTTGATACCGCCGGAGTAGTAAAGGCAATTAACCGCCGAAGTGGCAGCGTTCTCTGGGAGCAGATGGTTCTCTGCTACCGGGACTTCCCCAATGAATTGTTCAATTATCACCTTCTCTACTCCTGTAATTTAGGCCCTTTTGGTTACCCAGTGGGCAGCTGGGAGATAACGACCACCTCCTTCAAGGTTGTCAATCTTTCGGCTTATCGGCATGCTCCGCGGCAAGTAGTTTGCCCTCGTACCAGAAATCTGCAACCATCCCTCCGAACCCAACGACGAACGCCAGGATAAGACTTATGGCGATTGTCTTACGATCCGTTGATAACTCATCAACTCGCCTATTGATCGCTTCGTCTTTCTCGGTAATGCGTTGGTTCACTGCCTCGAATTCTTTTTTGGCATCGCGAATGTGTGACATTAGCTGCTCGTCGAATAAATGCGCTGCATGTATCAGATCGTTAGTACGACCTAACGTCGTGTTGATCGCCTTGATTGCGTCTTTCGTTTCTGACGCAGTAATGGATAGCGTTTTCACGACACCGCGTAACTCCGCAAACTCTATATCATGCTGCGAAACACGTTCGTGCAGTTTCGAGATAGTATGGTGCGGGTAGGAACTATGGTGTTCAGATTCATGTTCAATCTTAACTGTCACTTATTCGGCTCCTGTGGCAGCGCATACATCTCGGATGTATGCTTGGCAGGCGGTTAATTTGATGATGGCTTTGTCGCCTCGTTCGGTGAGGCGGAGAATTCTTGTAGAAGTGTCTGGGTCAAGTTCGGCTCTTCCGGCTGCATTATCCACGCTGGTGGAGGCGGCGGTGTCGGACACTGGACAGGTGGTTTTAACGGTGCGGACGTACAGCCGCTTAGTGCCATTATTGATAGAAGAAACGGCATCATCCACATTCTGCTGTGCATTGAAAAGCTCCTTTGTGTAATACTCGTCTAGCTCTTTGCGCTCTTGCTCCATCTTGCGTTCTTGTTCTGCAATTTTGGCGTTCTGGGCCAGGAGCATTTGTTGTGTTTCGACGGTCATGTCTAATCGAGTGTCTGATGCGCCCTTCATATAGCCAGCGCCAAAAACGACAGGGACAATGAGAGCAAACGCTAGAAGAGTGACGCTATTCATTTCCGATCACCCCACGTAGAAAATCCCATGTAAGCCCCAGCAACAGCGCCAAGAAAAAGATAGTAAACAGCGGCAATATCAACAAGATACTGACTGCCGGTAGCAGCAACAGGAATAGGATATAGAACACCAGCCACAACCGCAGCCCAAGCCATCCGACGCATGTTTTGCCAACGGCGCTCAGGATTAGGGTGTGGTAGTTCATTCATCCTGTTCTCCGACTATCTTCGCAAGAGCCTCAGCACGTGATGGTGTTTGCTCGGCCCATCGGCTGTCCAGCATCTCATCTGCTGCGGCAACATAATCATGTCGCTTTAACGCCTCCCACATACGTGAGAAGTTAAGCACGCCCTTTAACCCTAATTGAAAAGCCATCTCAATCAAGACGTTCCGTACCGGAGCCGGCAGATCAACGAAAAAAGGCTTATTGGCCTGAAGGCGTGTGCTGATCTCGCGTACACGTCTCTCGACAATAAGCCTGCTCTCTTCTTGGGTGATATAGGTCAACCCGTGGCCAAACGTCCAAGGCGCCCCGCCAGTTAGCGGGTCGGGGTATGGAGTTTCACGGAAACCTTCATGTTTAACAATCGAATCAACTACTGTCATAGCCTGCGTCACGTAAGTTAGTCTTAATACGCAAATTATACCTAATAGTTATATTTCAGTCTATGCTAAACACCGCGGGATTTGCGGCAGTGATCCGGATCGATCTTATCGAGTAGCCAGCATAGACATACTGCCCAACACTCCCGATTCACGTCACATTTGGAATGGCGGTCTGCCCTACTAGAAATCGTTTCGTCCATGTTGCCGTTGAACGCCGCATTAGCAAGTTGGTCTTTGGCCACCGCCAGTTCCCAAGCATGGCTAGGCGCGAAGA